TCGTCGTTGGTGATCGTCCCGAGGCCTTGGCCGTCGGCAATCGTGGCATTGGTGGCGCCCGTCAGGTTGACGAAATAGGTCTCGTTCGACTCGGGGACGAGGTCGCCGTTGATGGTCATCGCGATGAGGTCGGACTCACCGGGGATGAAGGCGTAGGGAGCCGATCCGGCCACCGTGAACTGCGCCGGGGTATCCGCGGTCGCCGCGAGGGTGACCGTGACCGTCTCCTCGACCGGACCCGTGAAGGTCGAGCCGGAGCCACCCTCGAAGTGCAGGTCGGGGGTCAGCTCGGAGCCGCTCGGGAACACCAGCGTGATGCCCGTGAGGCCCGCCGACTTCGTGCTGTTGTCGAAGGTCGGGGTGTAGACATCGGCCCCGCTGGAGTCCTGAATCGTGTACGTGCCGACGCCGCTCACGCCGGGGAGGACCACCGCCAGCGTGTACTCCATGTCCACGATCATGTTGTGGTAGAAGCTCGCATAGACGTTCGCGCCCACCGGCACGGCCTCTTGCAGCGACACCACCGAGCCCTCGACCTTGATCGAGGTGACCTTGCCCCGTGCGAGGGCATCGGCGACCGAGAAGCCCCAGTACACGTCCACCACGTCGGGCCGGTTCACCGGCACACCGATCTTGTTGTTGGAGATGCTCTGGAACAGGCTCTGGCCGAGGCTCGTGTCCCGCCCGTTGCCGAGCGTCGGGTTCAGCGGGAGCTGGAACTCGGTCGCACTGGCAGCGCCCTGCGAGGACACGACCGGGGTGCAGACGGACATGAACGTCCGGTTGTCCACCAGCGTCAGCGTCACCTGCGTGTCGTCGAGCAGCTCCGACCCTGCGGTCGTGACCCCCGCCGTCACGTCGGCTGCCGTGCCCCACATCACCCGGTCGTTCTGGAGAACGAAGTCCGCGTCTTGGGTGTACTGGCTGCCACCGGGCACATCGCCGACGCGGGTGAGCTGCGTCACACCGACGTGGGCGAGGTAGTCGTAGGTGTCCTGCCAAGTGTTGAACCAGTAGGTCACCGTCACCTCGGCCCCGGCCTCGGGGGCCTCGACGAGCGTGATGGCTCGGGATGCGCCGTCCACCGACGCCGGGATGACCTGCGTGCCATCCACCTTCACCACAACGTGGCTCGGGTCGGTCGTGGTCACGCCACCGTTGGTGCCGTCAACGATGGGGCCGTTGTAGGTGTAGAAGGTCTTGCGGCGCACCGAGGTCTGACCGGCAGCCAGACCCAGCAGCGCGTTGGCCGGGCCGTCGAGGACGGTCAGGTCGTGGTCGGCGTTGAGCGACAGGGTGCTCTCGCCGAAGTTGTTCGTGAACACAGCTCCCGTCAGCGTGCCGATGCCCGCCGCCGAGATGACGTTGGCGATCTGCTGCATCGTGTAGTCGGACTTCGGAGTCAGCGTGATGCTGGCCTGCGCCCCGTCCACGATGAGGTTCAGCACGTTGTTCGCGGGAAGCACCACCTGACCGTTGGCCCCGAGGACATCGGCGTACAGGTTGATGACCGCAGTGCCCGGCGTCGGGGCGTTCACGTCCTTGATGCCGACGCTGGCCCGGATGATGGCAGCCTCAGCCGTCACCTGATCCGACAGGTCGTCGGTGACGAGGGTGTCCTCGCGGTTGAAGAAGTAGCTCACCCGCACGAGGTCGCCGAGGGCAGGGGCCTGTGCCAGCGTGATGAGGCCGGTGGCCCCGACCACACCCAGCACGACCACCGGCAAACCGTTGATGGTCACCGTCACATCGCTGCGGCTGTTGCTCGTCGTGCCACGGCCATTGCCGTCCACGATGGGGAAGTTCTGCACCTGCACGCGGGTCAGCACCCCGTTGAAGTTGCCGCGGGTGACGACACCCGCGGCGGAGACGCTGACGACCGCTCGGCCAGTCATGTCCTCGCCAACGATGCGCTGGTCGATGGTCGAGGAGGAGCCGCGAACGACCTCCAAGTCCACCTGCGAAAGGTACTCGTTGCCCTCACCGATGAAGACCGGGATCTTCAGCGACTCGATGGCCCCTTGGAGGGGGTTCTCGAAGTCCGTCTCGGTGTAGACGTTGGGTGGGGCGTACTGTCGTCCGGGGAAGCTCATTCTGGCACCTCGCTGGTTGGGTCAACCGGGTTCAAACGTCGGGCCGTGCAGCGTCATCGTGTCCACCTCCCGTAGGAGGGGCAGGTCCCCTTTGTAGAGGAAGCACCAGCAAGGGTTGATCTGGTTGTCCGTCTCCATCTATCCATCCCCCGGTGAGGGGAGGCGGGGTGCCAAGGCTCGCTCCGAAGAACTTGCCCTTCGCTTCTACTCCCGCGGCATAGCCAAACTAACGACCGCCGCCACGACTTCTTCTCCAGTTGCCTGCCTTCTCGTGGATGGCCTGACTCCGGGCATGGGCCGCTTTCTCCTCGGGCTTGAGCACACGGTAGCTACCATCCGGGTTCTTCGACAAGTCATCCCCACTGGCCCCTGTCTCGGCCATGATCGCCTGCTTGTCCCGCACCCGCCGCTCGGTCACGTCCCAGCCCTGCTTCGACGACTGCCCGATCACGCGGTCGATGTGCGTGTCGAGGTCATGGATGCCGCTGTTCTGCGGACCGGGGCCGGACACCTCCTTGGAGAAGTGGCCCGCCACCGTCGAGGGGGGCATAGGGGCAGCTTCGGCCTCGCACGCGGGACACGGCTGAGGTTTCTTGCGGTTGGCCAAGGAGGCTCGGGCCTCAAACTGGAGGCCACAACTGCACTGATATTCGTAGGTTGGCAAGATGGCCCTCCGGCTACTTCATCATCTCGAAGGTCCCGCGGCGGCCCGACCAGAAGGGATCTTGCACGGGTTCAACGCCAAGGGACTCAAGCATCGAGATGTTACCGTCCTCACCCCGAAGTTCATCGTCCGACAGAGCTGCAATCTGCGCGGCCTGCTCCGCAGTCAACGGTGCGGCCTGCCGGAGCCACCCGTCGATGGGGACGTGGATGGACCAATCCGTCTGGCAGGTGATGGTGAAGTTGGCGTTGTAGAAGTAGTCATCGCCGTTCTCGTCGTACACCTCCTCCGACTCCCCGCCCATCGTCACATCGGTGATCTCGATCCCCTGATGCGACAAGTACGAGCGGAGGATGCCCCACAGGTAGATGACCGTCTGGTCCACGATCTCCTGCTGGGCGTGGACGTCTCGGCTCATCACGTCGCAGTCGAGACTCAGCTCCCACTTCCCGCCGTACTCCATGTACGCGGCTCGGCGGATGTCGTGGACCATGATGGCCACTTGGTCCCCAGCTTGTGCCCTACGCCCGAAGGCAAGGACCACCCCCGGCACCGCCGTGTTGTTGGCGTGCATCTCGATGATCGGGTACGGCCCGTGCGACTCAGTGGGGTAGCGATAGTCGGCCTGCAACCACCGCCCGCCCGTCAAAGGCTGGGCCAGCGTGATGCCCCCGGTAAGGTTCTTGCCGGAGGCGTCCGTGTCGAGGGTGTAGTTGACCCCCTCGACCAGCTTGAAGCCCGAGGGCTGCTCAAAGAGGCGGAGGCTGCCCACCAGCGGGACGTTCAAGAGCTGGGCGCTCGTCTCGTCAAGCAAGGTGACCGGCTCATGGACCGTCTCGACGAGGGGGTCCACGTAGAAGACGAGCTTGCCACCCTCCTCTTGGATGTCGAGGTAGTAGATGCCTGCGGGCGAGGGGAAAATCCCGTTGTTCTCTTGGATGGCTCGTGCGTCCTCCCGCACCCACTCAACCGAGAGGCCAGGCTTGTTCCGCACGCGGGTCATCAAGCAGTACGACTCGACGACGCCGATATAGTTGTCCGCCGAGAGGTCCACCCGGTTGCCCGAACCCGTCTTGATGATGATGCCGTGCTGGGGCCGCTCGTCGAACGAGAACTTCCCTTGGATGTTCTGCACGAGGTCGTCGCTATACTTGGGGTGGTGAGACCAGTACCGCCGCAGCTCGTCGATGAACCGTCGCTTTACTGCTTCGGTGAGCTGGAAGTACAATGATTACCCCTACTTAGCGGACTTCGTATGAAAAGATCCGCCATTTCCAATGCCGCCGCCCCCTACCTCGGGGGAGGGATAGGCGAATCAACGTGAGCAGCTATTCTCGAAAGTCATCCGCCGCGTAGACGGGCAGTCCGTGCATCCAGCTCGACCGTCCAATCCAAGGCGTCGAACCGATAACCACTAGCAAGACAGGCGTTGAGCAGGGCACCCGCCCGGTCCACCAAATGCGCGTTGATGAACACGTCATCGGCCGTCAACGTGACTGGACCGGGAGTCTTGAGCTTCCCCGCCCGGACATGGTTGTTGACGATGAGCGAGATTATCTCGGCCACCGTGGCCTTGAGTTCCTCTGGGCTCTTGATGAGAAAGACGTTGGGGTTGTCTGCCATCAGTCGTCGTACTCCTGCATGGCCTGCACGAGCATCCCGAGGGCCACTGCGTTGAGGGGGTCCTTGGCCGCCCGGACTTCGCTGATCTCGACCGGGAACCGCTTCTGCTTCTTCTTCCAGACCCGGTTGAAGAAGTCGAGGAACCCACCCGCCTGACTCGTCCCGCCGGAGACGATGATCGGGATGGGCTTGGGGAAGGTGAACTTGCCCGACTGCGCAACGAAGTGGGCCGCCACCTGATCGAGTGCGAACTCGATCATCGCCTTGTAGTAGAGGGCGAGGGCCTCCTCCGGCGAGGTGTCGTTCTTCATCAGGTCGATGCCGCTCTCCTTGAGGGCGCACATCTGGGCCTGCGTCCAACCCACCGCCTGCGAGGCGTGCTCGTCGATCCAGTCACCGCCGCGCTGGACGGAGAACGACAGCACCTCGGTCGTGTTCAGCGCGAGGGCCACGTTGGTCATCCCGCTCCCAAAGGAGAAGGCCAAGCCGCTGAAGCCCTCTGCCGCACACTCCGAGAAGATGATCGCCATCGCCTCGTTCGCCGGGAACGGGTCGTAGCCGCACTCCTCGACAATGCGCTCGAAGACCCCGCGGTGGTAGATGATGTCCTTGTTGGGCTGGTCGAGCGGCGGAGCGGGCACGGAGAAGTAGCAGACCTCATCCTCGACCTTGGGGTCCCCCAGCACGTTCTGGATGAGCAGCTTGAGCACCCCCAGCGCGTCGGACTCCCGAGCCGAGATGAGTCCGCCCGCCAGCGGCCTGCGCGGGTTGCCGCCAAAGACGTTGGCCATCTCCATCGCGGCATCGCCGAGGATGAGCACGTCCTCCTCACGGGTGATGAAGCTGGTGTCTGACAGCTTGAGCATCCGGGTCTTGCTCGGAGGCAGGCTGATGAAAGCGTCACGCAGTCGCTTGGTGTCGATGCCCTCGTCGGTCCGACGAGCCGACACGATGTTCATCGTCCCGATGTCCAGCCCCACACCAAGGGTCACGGTCTTCTTCTTAGTCATCGCTCGTCTCCGTGCGTCGTTTCTTTCCAGCCTCGCGGGCAGCCCGCAAAGCGGCTGCGGCACCAGAGACGGCCTCGTCTCCGGCCTTATCAGCCTCAATTCCGAGGTCCGCCTTCAAGCTGCCATCGATCTTCGACGGAACGTACACTGGCACGTCTCCACTTACAGGCACCCTACCCGCCGTTTCCGACAGCGTTCGGGTTGTGGTGATGCCTGCGGGGTACTCCACCCGGAAAGCGGCCAAGACCGCGGCAGCCACACGAGCGACCAAGCGGTCTTCCAGCTCTTGGATCTGCCGGGCTACCTCAATCTTCACCCGCTCGTTGACCGGAGAACGCCCCAGCTCTGCCACGACCCGAGCTGCAATGGCGTCGGGGTCCACGAGCAGGATGTCGTGCCCCTGTGGTTCAGGCTCCTCGGGAGCGGCAACCATACTCCGGGGAGACGGAGGCTTGACGAACAATGCGTGTGGCACAGGAGCCTCCCGTCGTTCTTGGAACCGCTGGACGTACTTGATGGTCACGGCCTTAGCCCGCCACGCCCGTTGCAGGTCCGCCGAACTTCGTGCCTTGGTCGCATCCATGTACACGACCTGACCCTTGGTCAACACACCGAGGCCCACATCGGGCAGGGCGATGCTGCTGCACTGACATCGGATCTCGGCTTCGATCATCCACTGAACTCCGCGACCAGGGCCTTGACCGCCTCGGCCTTGACGATCTCTATGCAACCCTTCTTGCCTGCACGGGCCGCCCGCTGGGCGAAGGTGAACCGGGCGATGCCGGGGTGGACCCACGCATCGGCGAACGTCAGGGGTGCGACGCGGAAGATGACCTGCCCACCCGCGCCCTTGAGGGGGACCACCAAGGGGAGCCGGGCGTCCCGGTCGATCTTGCCCTCGCGGCGGAGCTTGGTCTCCTTGCGGGTGACGGGGAACTTCTCTGGGTGCTTCTGCTTCTCCTCCTGCGTCAGCCACGTCATCTTGCGCTTGGGGATGTCCCGGCTCACCAGCACGTCGATGTCGGGGAAGGAGCTGACCACCTCGATGGTCTTCTCGCCGCGGATCTCAAAGGAGAAGGAGTCCCAGATGGGCGGGGAGCCGTCGCGGGCCTCGCCGGTCCATCCCCTCTTGGCGAAGTCCTTCTTGGCCTCCTTGACGAAGGCCTTGACGAGGCACTCGCCGAGCTTGTTGAGCAGCTCCTTGGTGACCGGGATGTCCAGCTTCTTGCCCACGAGGCCACCGTAGATGCCCCTGACTCGTGCGTGCCCTTCCATCTAGGGGATTTTCCTGAAATGGGCCGCCAGGGCTGCAATATCCTCTGGATGCACCCCTTCAAGGGCGTCCATACACAACTGCGGCGTGCGGTCAGAACTTTGAGGTGTAGCGACTACGGGCACCGCCAGGTCATCCACGGAGAGACCAAGGCGGAACCGCCCTTTCCAAACATAGTCGGGGTCCACATCCCCCAACAAAGCGTCCCGACCGCAGAGCTGTGCCGCCTCTCCCGTAGCCCCCGACCCCGCGAACGGGTCGACAACCAAGTCGCCTTCATCGGAGGACGCTTCAATCGCCCGTCTGAGCAACCCCACGGGCTTCTCCGCAGGGTGCAACTGCTGCTTGAAAGGCACACGAGGGAACTCCCAGACATTGGGCCACCGGCATCCCCGCAACTGATGTCGGCCCTTGACCAGCATCATGATGCCCTCCCACTTGAACCCGAAGTTCCCTTTCAAATCCCCCGCCGAGTGGTTGTCCTTCACCCAAGCGATGAAGTTCTTCAGTTCAAGGCCAGGCGGAAGCTCCCGCACCCAGCCGGGGTACACGTCCCATCGAGTGAAGAGGTAACAGGCACCACCCGGCTTGAGCACCCGCAACACCTCCAGAAGGAACGGGCCAATCTGGAAATTCCAGTCCGATGAGATGGGCTTGCGCTTGCCGTCCTTGCAGTAGTTGGACTGATAGCTGATGCCGTAGGGCGGATCAGTCACTACGACCTGAACGGACTCGGGCGCCAAACCCCCCAAGAGGTCTTCTGCGGATTGAACCTGGTACTCCACCTTGGAGGTGGAGAACATGGTGAGCACGTCGGGCATCAGGCTGTCTTCTCCACGGGAGGCGTACCAGGCCGCTCTTTGAGGGCCTGGTGCTCTGCGTCCGTGTTGAACCGGAGATGCTGCCCCAGCCCTCGGTAAGTGTGAATCGTCTGGTCGCAGACCTCACAGGAGCCGAGAAACCGCATGGGTGACCTCCAACATGGACGGTATCAGAAGCCACCACAAGATGCCGTATTCGGTGTTCTCCCAGACGCGAGTGCGGCCTCTCCGCTCACGGTCGTCAGGGATGTTGTCCTTTTCGGTCATCAGCGGATGCTGGGCATCCGGCCCCACCGGCCACGGTGCAGGCCCTTGCATTGCATGATCCACCGGCTGCGGGGTGAAGGTTCGCACGGCATCCGGGCCGCGAGTCTGCGGCCACGCCAGCTCGGTGGTCCCGTCGATGGGCACCTTGTAGCGGATGTCCCCCTGATCGAAGTACGCGATGGTGAAGTGCTGCTGCATCAGGTTGCCACGATGACTGGGCCGCCGCACAGGCCCCACCGAGTACCGCTCGTTGGTCTGCTTGACCACGAAGTCCCGCTGGGTCAACAGAGGACTTGGCCCCGTCCACACCTCGTAGGTGTGTTCCTTGCGTCGCCCGCCCACTGCCTGCGAGATACGCCGCTCAGCATCATCGGGTACGAGGATGCTCTCATAGGGGCCTTCATAGCCCCCTTGAAAGCCCGTGCCGAAGCAGGTCAGGCACCGCTGCGAAGGCTGCTTGCTGTACTCCCGCGTCTTGTCCTCGATCTGACAGCCACAGGGGATGCCCGCGGTCTTGCGGATGAACAGCTTCACCCGCTCGCCACCCTGTTGAAGAATCCATGCGTTCCGCCGCATGGCCTCCCGCCAGATCCAGTCCAGCGACTCCACTTCGATCACGCTGCGGGGCTCGGTCCACTCCAATGGGGACTCGACGTAGCCACTGGGGGTCGAGGCATCGAGTGCGACCGTGGTGAACCTGTACCAGATGTTGTGCTCTAGCCCCGACTTCACATGGTTGTGCGGGGTGTAGTAGCTGATCTCCACCGTGTCCATCTCAGTGGGGATGACCGCTGGTTCAAGCTGCTCCGTCGCGACGTTGTAGCCCCCAGCATTGACGAGGGTGACCTCGCAGCTCACCCCGACGACGCCCGCCACCGGGATCTCCTCGCCGTTGATGTAGAGCTGCACGTCGGTGGGCGAGTCGGCGAGGTTCGGCTTCTGGTGAGGGGCGGACTCGTACCGCTTGGCGATGGTGTTCTTCGTGCGCAGCACCCACCGCCGGTCGTTGGGGGCATTCCCTTTGAATGACCAGCCAGTGGCCCAGTTCACCGTCTCCCGCTCGATGCGGGCATAAGTAGTGCGGTCCCGGTAGTACAGGCCACCGACTGGGTACTCGTTGATGCGGCGGAACGGGCCTCGATCAGAGGCCTCCGAGCGATAAATGTTGACGCCGACGATGGTGAACGCCACATTCCGTGCGAGCATGGACGGGTCCTCCCACCGCAGGTCGAGCATCCCGTGGATGTAGGGGCTGACGACCTGCGTGTTCTTCGGAGGCAGTGGGACTGCCCCTGCGCTTGCCCATGGGGTCGTCATCTACATCCTTCCCTCACCCCTCCGACAGCTCCGGGGCCTCATCCGCGTCGGCGGGCTCAGGCTCGGGGACGAGTCCGATAGGAGGAGCCGCCGGGGCCTTCGGCTGGGTGATCGTCATGGGGGACGGGCCGACCTGCACGGCCTTGCCCTCGCTGGTGACCGACCACGCCGTCCCCTCGGGGATGTTGAGGCGCTTGCCCTCCTCCATCACGATCTGGTTAGTCGCGTTCTCCAACTGACGAAGCTGATCGATGAGCCGGTGCTCCTGCACGCGATTGACACCGATCTGATGCACGACCTGATCGGCCTGCTGCTTCAGGCCCGCGAGTCGTTGCAGGGCCATCGGCTGAACTTCACCGAGCACGGTCTGGGTCTGCTGTGGGGTCTGGTCTGTCATGTTCCTCATCCGGGTTGGTGTGGTCAGGTACGCGACCACCCTACCCAACATCCTCCCCCGGTCCTTGCACGGCTTCGCTCAATCGTCGCAGCCGAGTCAGAAAGTTGATCAAGTGGACCCCGACCCGCCCCTGCATCCTGAGCCGCTTGGGTGGCGAGATGATGTTGGTGGCTCGGGTGAACGAGTAGTACGTCGTCCCCTCGTCATCCACGTATTCGTAGACCCGCTGCCCGAAGGCCGCTTGGATCTCACGTTTGGTCGGTACGTCACTCACTGCCTGAACCTCCGCCTGAGCGTACACCACTCGAAGTAGAGCATGATCCCGGCGGTATCCGGCTTGATCACTTCGCCCTTCGGCCCCAGCCCACCAAAGGGCAGGTTCAGGCCCTTGTCCCAGCCTCGCTTGATGGCGAACTCCTGCAACTGCATGAGCCGCCGCACCTCCAGCATCCGACGCAGCTCCAAGGTCTCCTTGGAGAGGGCATCCACCTTGCGGGCTTGCCGCGTGATCTGGACCTGTTGCTGCTCCACCTGCTCCCGCACGCCTTTGGGCTGCACCACCCGGACAACGGCCCTGCCTTCCAAGATGGTCACATCGATCAGCGGCGTCTCGTACATGATCTCCATGCCATCCGCCGCCGAGATGCCCCCCTTGAGCCAAAGGAGGAACTTGTCGCGGGCCTCCTTCGTCGAGCAGAAGCTGTCCTTGGCGTCCTCCGGGTCAACATGAACACCCGTGTGAACGTGGTATCGCTCCTGCCGAACGATGTCCTCCGCGGTGTACAGCAAGACCCCCTTGAAGTTCAGGTGATCACGCGGACTGATCCGCGTGCGGTACGTGACCGACCACGGCTTCGTCTCCTGCGCAGTCACCGTCAAGGGCACAGCCAAGAGCACCAACAAGAGCAGGAGGCTACAGCGGCTTGGAGTTGGCGAGGTCGCGGACCAAGCCCTTGATTTCTTTGAGATTGTCGTTGGCTGCATTGAGCTTCTCCTCCATCCGACCGAGCTGCATCTTGTTCTCGTTGACCCCCGCCGAGATGCCTTTGGCTGCCACCAGCTCCTTCTCCATCTGGCTCATCTTCTCGGACTGAACGGCGTTGTTCACCTCCAGCTTGACCCCCCACAAGATGAGCGGGATGACCAAGATCGAGAGAACCTTGAACGCGAGGTCGGTCCATTTGCTGTTCATCGAATTTCCTCCGGCCCTGTGAGTCAGGTTCTACTTCCCCGCGGGTATAGCCAGACAACCACCAGCCCCAGCTTGGAAAGATGCAGATGACGATCCCCCAACGCCTAGAACGATTCACGACCCCGATCCCCGTCCTCGACGATGGCCACATCCAGCTCGTGGATGTCATGGGTGGGGACAAGGACATCGTCGACGCGGCCCGTGTCAGCTTCTTCGGTGCCGCCGACGACAACACGGACGCACAGAACCGGCACCTGCTGCGCTACCTCATGCGCTGCCGCCATTGCTACGACCCCCAGACCGAGGTGCTCACCGACAAGGGTTTCGTCCGCTGGCCCGACGTGCAGGGGGGTATGAAGCTCGGGATGTGGGACAACGAGGCGGGAACCCTCTGCTACGAGGTGCCCGAGTACCTCACCCGTGACCCCTACCGGGGCGACCTGTACCGGGTGGACCACGGCGGGGTGGATCTGCTCGTCACCCCCGAGCACTCCATGTGGGTTCGGCTCAAGGACCAGTGGGACGCGGCCAGCAAATCACAGGGCTGGTCTGGCTACCGGCTCATCCCAGCCGTCGAACTTGGCGACCGAAGCTGCGTTCGCTACTCCAAGCTCGCCCCGATGGTCGCCCCTGCATGGACAGGGGAGGGCTTCCCCGCCTGCGACGACCCCCAAGCCCTTCTGGAGTTCATTGGATTCTTCATCGGTGATGGCTCCGCGAGGGGGAGCCGAGCCAACGGCGTGACTTTCCATCTCGTGAAGAGGCGGGAGGTCGAGTTCCTGACCGACTGCGTGCAGCGGCTCGGCTGGCCCGTGCATGAGAACAAGGCCGCAGAGGGCAAACGTCGGTTCGTGGTGTCTGCTCCTGGCATCGGCCATCAGTTCGAGCAGATGTTCTACTGGTCCGACGACAAGAAGCACCTGCCAGATTGGTGCCTCCGTCTCGACCGGGATGATGCCGCCGCCCTTCTCAACGGAATGCGGCATTCAGATGGCTCCGAGAAGCGGGGGGCGTGGGTCTACTACACCGGGTCCGCCCGGTTGGCCGAGCAGATGCAGATCCTCGGCCTGCACGCCGGAGAGGCGTGCCACATCATCAAGACAGACCAACCCGAACCCTACGACCCCATGTACCGGGTCATGTTCCTCTCTCGAATGCGGGAACCCGTGGTCAATCAGGGGAAACAGCAGACCAGCAAGGTGCCTTACGACGGCATGGTCTACTGTGCCAAGACCCGCACGGGCATCCTCGTCGTCCGCCGCAACGGCAAGATCGTCCTCTCGGGCAACTCGACGCCCTTTGAGATGTGCGAGATCAAGCTCCGCGTCCGGGTGCCCATGGACGCTTGGCGGCAGTGGATTCGCCACCGCACCGCCAACGTCAACGAGTCCTCGACCCGCTACGCCCCCGCCATCGACTCCGCCCAGAAGGCGTCCGAGTGGCGGCAGGGTGGCGACGGGTCGTGCTCCGGCCCACAGTCCGATTACGAGGAGACCGGCACCCAGGAGTCCTGAAGTTCTGCGTTGCATCGTGATCGGAATCGTGTTCGGGGGCGAACTGTGAAACTCGGCTATTTCGCGCGACCGTAGTGTATTGTTGACCTGACACACAGCGTCCACCCAATAGGACACCGCCAGGCCTCAGCAGCACGGAAGTGCAAGGCGCGCAAGAACGGCGCGGGGTTCCAGACGCTCGAGATTCGGCGGCCGGGTTCAGGCCGCCTTGGCTTCGAGGGCTTTTTTGATGCGTTTCTTGAGCTTGCAGGCTTCGGCTGTGAG